CGTTGCATCATCAGCCCAGCTAACTTCCTGTTTCACCATATCAGGCTCTACCCTTATGGTATCATATACAGCGTATGTCCCCGAAGTATTCTGGGGGGCAACCGTTGGGTATATTGCAACAGTTGAATTAATCAAACTGTATAAAGCCTTGCCTATGTCCGAAACAGCGTTACTCATAATCGGTTAATTCTCTCCTGTATCATCCTGTTCATGTCGCTTTTTATTCCACTTTTCACCCCTGCTTTGGTTGCGTTCCATGCCCTGTCTATAAATGGGTCTGGGGTTTCCCCCTTGCCAAATCCACCAATAGGAAAGTGTTCATACCAGGGGTTCCATTTGCCCTTAAACCGGGGCCTCACCCACACGGTTGGATACTTACCCTTCCGACTTGCAATAATTCCAATACTCGCTTTTAGGTGTCCGGCAGGGTGAGAACGTGAAGGATATTTTTTAGACTTTGAACCAAAATCAGATAAAGGGGCTTCAAATCTCATTTTCTTCTCAACAGGTTTAGCTTGTTTGCGTAATACAGCCCGAAATATCTTATCTTGAACAGACGTTGAAAGCATATTAAACTGCTTACGAGCCTTTCTAATATCCTCCGGGTTTGCCTTTATTTCAATCGCAATCATCAGTACTTTTTCTCTGCCGTTATTTCCAGCCTTCTTTTCCTATCTGGTTTTTCAATCGTTACAATATCGTAGTATTCCGTATCAAATAGTATCTGCATAGCTTCCGTTACATCGGTTCTGAATCGTATCGTAAACATCACCCTGTTAGAAGCTGTTACCTTGTCCCCTTCCGTATCCTCACCGCCACCAACCGGGGTTATCTTAGCCCAAACCGTAGCTAATATTGCAGGGGTTTCAACCGACTGCCCCATACTATCCCTTGCCGTTGTAGCTGTGTATATTACTACCCTCCTATCTAAATCACCTGTTCTCAAAACGTAAACAATCTATATGGGTTCATTAAATATTCAGAGCCTTTAGGTAAATCGTTTACCATAGTCCCGGTAATTACTTCCTCCCGGTTCTCGTAAAGGTGCCCTATGATTAACAACATAGCAGACTTTAACGGACCTGGAACCAAAGCAGCCGAAGCATAACCCGCCAGAAACCGTATTTTAACATCATTGGTAAACCCCCGGTTAGAAGGCCAGGATTGGTCATAAGCAAGTATAATTTTATTCGGTTCGTTGCTTTCATCCAACGCATATACGGTATTAGCAAGGGTCTGTTCCACGCTATCCGCATCATAATACTTAACCGAAGTGATAGACTGCACGGGTGTCTTTTCTAACGAGTATTCCGTTTCTGAAAAAGAATCCATTTGCAACTCCCAGGTTTGGTCAAGTAATGCCCTCCGGGTGTACTCCTCTACCATTTGCCTTGCAGTTGGTATCAAAGTGTCCTCAATCCAGGTATCCTCGTCTGTGTCGGCTGTTTCAATCTTCAGGTGTAACTTAGCTTCAGCTAACGTAATCGGCTCGGATGTCGGTGCAGTTATCAGTTTCATTTCATCTTATTTTAAGTCCTCGCTTCCTCTGCCTTTGGTTTTGCCCTTGCCACAATTACAGCCTTCTTACGTCTGCGGGGTTTCGGTATCTTCTCCGATTTACCCTGCTTTTTCGGCTTATGGATAACGTCTGCTTTAGGGAACTCGTAATCATCAGCGTACTCCGCTAATCGGTTCTTTACCCAATATTCCGTAACCTTTTTTTTGAGGTTTATAGTTTCCCCTTTACGGATTTTCCCGGCTGAAACTCTGGAAATAATCTTTACCATTCGTTTTAGGTTTAGGTGGGATTAGGAGGGGTTGCCCCCTCCCGTTGCCACATTACCAAATCCACGCTAAAGATTAAGTAGCTCCGCAGACCAGTTTTTTGATAGGATTTGTCCCTGCATTTAATGCATGAGAGCTTGACCTTGTATAGGCCACAAATCCAATCAAAAGGTTGGCCATGTACAGCTCGTTCAACCGTACAAGGTTGTACCCTGCCACTCTCCTTATGATGAACCTTTTGAAATCTCCGAATAACATGATAGTGTTTCCACTCCCCAGAGAAGCCATTTCATCATTAATGATATAAGGACGGCCCTCGATTGTATCAGGCTCACCTACTCTCATTGAAGGCTGCCAAAGCGGTCTTGCATCTGCGGTCCCGATTTCAAGCAATTTCAATGATTTCAGAAGCAAGTCCTCCATCATGAAAGTACCGTTTTTACGGTAGTCTGCATTGAGGGAATGATACAGCCCTACAATGTTATCCCGTGTTGGTCCGGCAATCAATGAAACTTCACCTGAATCAGAGGCATTAGTAACAACCCCTTCGGGCTGACTTGACCCGGTCCCGGTAGTGAAATACTGATTTTGAATCCTGCCAATCCTTTCAGCCAACGCTTCAGCTATAATCGTTTCAATTGGTAAAGCGGAATCCTGAAGCAACTGAACCGAAGCCTTTATAACATCGGAACTCCACAGATAGTCCTTCAACGTAACTGAACCAAAAGTTAGCCCGGTTGCAGTTAAAGCCCCTTCTTCAGCCAATAGTCTACCCTTATTGCTGGTGTCGTCCATTGTAGGCCAGGGAATGTCACCGCCTGTATTGGTTGTTAACACACGGGCAAAGTCCCAGATTTTAACATAAGGAAGCATAGCCTTTTCCAGCTCTGCCTTGAATCCTTCAGGGACCAGATAACCACCCTGGGCATCTGTTCCAACGGTCTGGTTAGCTCTTTGCTCCAGAACTTCCCGGTTAGCTGGTTTCATTTTAGCGTCACCGTTCAAACAGTAATCCCGGAAAGCGTCACTAACTTTCCTTTTCTCTTTCTCTGGGTCTGTTTTGGTTTCGATTTCAATGAACTCAAGCCTTTCCTCCTCCTCTTTGTTGATAGCCTCCTGTCGTTGAAGTGTATCAACATCTTTTTTAAGGGCTTCCTGTTCCAAGTCCAGTTTATCCCACCGGGTCTGCTCATCTTCCGCTAACCCTCTGTTCTCCGCTTCGGCCTTGCTAACGATTTCTTTCATTTCATTGATAAGGCCACCACGTTGCTCTAATTTGTCTTTTAGAATTTTCATTTTTGTTAATGGTGTTGGTTAATATTCGCCTCTCACAAGGCCGTTTCTATCTCAAGTAATCTCGTTCTTTCTTTATATGTACCCAGGTCATCATCCGGGCTGTCATCTGGTTTGGGTTTCTCTTTTGACTTTTTGTATTCGTCAAACTCTGAGCGGAGGCTAACGTTATCATCCGGGTAAGCCGGATATGTTACCGGGGATAAATCCCGCATCATAGAGAATTTAGTTACCTCCCTTAATACGGTCCCATCCTCCTCCTCTCTCCAGTTTACCCCATCAGGAGCAACCCGGAAAGCAAACGAAGTGCCATCTATATCCCCCCGCTTTACTTCCTCCTGTATATCTCTGCCTACTGTGGTATTAGGTAAGTCAATTTCATACCCCAGGTTGCCCTCTTTGTCAAGTTTCATCCGTAGGGTTCCGCTTTTTGTCCGGCCTAATATCAGGTTTTCATCATGGTTTTTCAGCCCCCTGACATCATTATCCAGAATATTATCGAATACTCCGGGCATCAATACCTCCCGGAAGCCTCCCAGGTCAACACTTCTCACATTGACTTTTACCAGCCCGTTTAATTGGGTTGGCTTTCCTTCCTCTGCTCTCAACTCTACCGTAGCTTCAAAAGACCTTTTTTCTATCTTACTCATCTGTATTTATGTTTTGTTTTTGTACCTGTTCCAGCGGAGCCATGTTGACCATAACTAAACGGCTGTCCCCTTCCGGCCCTATCTCGTTTTTATCTTCTAACTCCCGGACCTCGTTAATAGAGTAAACCCCTATCCGGGTCATTATCTCAAAGTATTCTGCTCTGCTCTTTGCATCCCCCCGGAGTAACCCGTTGAGGTTGCACTTAACAAACATCCTACCCCTTTCAGATTCCTTAAATAGCTTCCGGTTAAATTCCTGTTCAAACCTCATACACCAGGGCAACATAGTATAGGTCACAAATTCAATTCCCTGGTGTTCTATGTTATTGTTAGTTGACCTTTCAAGGTCTGCAATCATGTGAGGCGGGACCCTGAAAATACGGGCTATCTCGTTAATCTGAAACTTACGGCTTTGGATAAATTGGGCAGCTTCAGGAGGGATAGCTTTTTGTGCATACTTCATTCCCTCCTCTAATATTTGTACCCCGTGTCGGTTGCCCTGTCCTGTGGTTTTCTCCTTTAGTGATTCCGATAAGTGTTTATATGCTTTATCTGAAAGTTTGCCAGGGTGTTCAAATACCCCCGTTAAACTTGCTCCGTTCTTAAAGAACTCCGAACTCCAACGCTGCATAGCTAACCCCAGCCCTATACTGTCTGCTGCTATATCTATCGGGCTTTGTCCTATGATACCGTTATACGATAAGCCAGGTACATGAATCATATTAACGCCCTGTATATCCCTGTCTTTTGTCTGCCCGTCTGCCTTTTTAACTTCATAGCGAAGTCTGCCGTTCTTAAATAACTTCGGCTCAACCAATCCGGGATGTATAGGAATTAACTCTTTAGGTACATGGTCCCCGCCCCGTTTGATTTCTGCATAAGCATTACCCCAGCCCACAGCATGAGCCATAAGGGTTTCATAGAACGTAAAGGCAGACATTAAAGGGTTAGGTTCTGAATGAACCAAGTCATATATTTTATGGTCCGTAGCTGGGAACTTCTTACCGTCCTCCAGTTTAATAACGTGCTTTGGGATAGAGGCCATTGTTTCCCCTAACACCCGGATACAAGCGTAAACAGCAGAAAACTTTAGGGCCGTTTCCTGGTCCACTTGCTCCCCGGAAAGGGCTTTACTGCCTCCCCAGAAGCCTTCAGTTAACCACTTGATGAAATTAGAAATAGAGGACTGTGGGTAGTCTGTCCTCTGTTCACCTTTTTGGCGGGTAATCTCAAACGATAATCGCATAGGCAATATAAAAGTGTAAAATTAATACCTCTATTGCCTGATACTATGTACCAATGGTACATTTGTTAGAAAAGAGTTTTTAACACTCCCTCAATGATTCTTATTTAGATGAGGGAAGGGAACATCTGGAATAGGGACATTTAGGAACTCGCATAACTCTTTCCAGCCGTCCCCATTTTCCCAACAAACCACCAAACAGTTAGGGAGTTTAGAACATACTCTATTATGATGATAGTAAATATTTTTCCAATATCCTTCGGGAGTTTCAGACCCGTACATAATCCCCCTTTGAGCAAGTATAGCAGTACTCATTTTATGCTTTCGATCCCACCTTAACACACTATCATACCAGGTATTAGTACTGTTGCGAGTTGTTAGTATCAACTTCCCATCCCATTTAGGAAGGAAATGTACATAGTCCCCGACCTCCGCTTCAGCCCCTAATATCTCAAGGGCTTTCTTTAGGGTAGTGGTTCCTGTTTTAGGTAGTCCTATTCCGTAAATCATACCGCTTTATTATTTTCGTCTGTGTGAATAATCATAGGAAGTGGTGACCAGCCAAATTGAGGTTCTATTAAAACAAACGCTAAAACGTGAATCTTATCCCCTTTTTTAAAGAATAAAGAAGCCCCACCGTTTAACTTTATTTCTCCTTTTTCACCAGGAATTACATAGGTCATTATTCTGGATGGGTGGTTTTTCCCATTTATATATACTTGCTGATAGGGTGCTATCCCAGCCCGCCCCATTAAATCACGACAAATAGTAATAGACCCCTCATAATCTTTATTTGCTTCGGTTACTGTAACCTCTTGCAATTTGCCCTTTAATACGTTAATATACATTTTCGTAAACTGTTGCGAAGCCCCATAACTTAGCTTCATATCCATATAAATTACTTGTAAAATCTAACCCTTTAGGTATGTATTCTTTATAATCCCGGTATAGTTGTGACTGATAAAACCAGCCTTCGATATATTCTTTTCTTAACTCTGATATATTCCAACTATAATCATGTTCCCCGTATTTTATATAAAAGCAATCTACCCCGTGGCTGTCAATAAAACTCCTCACCACCTCACCCCTGACACTATCCCTTTGCCCGTCCCAGCTCACATCAGGAGAGTTAAGCAGGGATACCCCTAAATATTGATACGAGAAAAAAGGCAGATACACTTCTTTGAACACCCTGCGATAATACCCCTCCCACTGGCCTTCGTCCGGGTATTGATTTAACAGTAGGTTGAGATTCTTATTTAGCGTCCTTTGTGGGTCATACTTTGGATTTGGTTTGGCTAAAAACTTAAACAACTCACCCCCGACCCCCGTTATTACATTCCACTCCTTTTCGTTTTCAATAATGTCACTCCAAAAATTCATCTGCTGGTTATAGTTCTGCCACCCGTTCAACGGCCTGTCTGATCTCCCTATGTCGTAATGATCTGCCTTTGTCCCTGTAAATACTGAGTATTGTGATTTCTCCCACCCTTGTCGTTGCATTATCTCTAAGAACATAGGCCCCTCAGGCTGGTAACACCTGAAATGCACCCCAGATATATCGTGTCCCTCATCCCTTAACTCCATTAATACAAGTGAGATTATACGGGAATCAAAACCAGCGGAATGGAATACAATGTAGTTGCCCAATCGGATAACTTTGTAAAAATATGATATTAGAGCAGACCGGATGGCAGCTACCAGGTTTCTCATAGGGGGCTTTTTGATAGGTGTTAGCATCACCTTAGAATAAATACCCTTACTCATTACCTGTTGTGGGTGAGCAAACTCGACACCTAAAAAAGGAGTAGCATACCAGGGAGGCACATATTCCGGGTTAAAAAAGTTAACATCAACTCCCAGGTGTTGGCCTTTGACTAACCGTATCAAGTCGTAATCGTAATTACCTAAAAATTGATATGTGCCCCTGTTAAACTGCATAAAGCTCCTCATTAATCCATTAATATTATTCCATTCTAACCGTATTGGTGTTATATTGTCTGTTCTCGTCTCTTATCCTTTCTGTTTAAAATTACAAACAATACTAAATAACATCCTATCCCAAACGTGAGGATAGAACCGTAAGCGATTAAAATAGGTATAACTACGTTCATAAATCATAACTTTGCGGGTGCATCAACAGTTGATACCGTCCCTTGTTGTTAATCCATTTATCTAAAGTTTCAAAAGGGTCTTTATTCCATTTCCCGCCCCCGTCAGAAAGGCGATCATCCCGCTTGTCTTGCATAGCTTCAACCTCCAGCCCAAACCGTTCCATTTTCCAGGTCGGTCCTACATAGTCGGGCAACCTCCAACAATGGAACCCAAATACATTATCATTAGCTACCCGTTTCTTTACTTGCCACGCCCCTCCATGTGAGGAGGTGCATCTGATCTTTAGCCCCATTCCCCTTAGTTCCCTTAAAGGTCTTTCAATCGCTTCCTTTATAGGTGTCCCGTTCTCATAATGGTCGCTTAAACAATCGTTATGCCACCCTATTTCATGCCCCCAACGGTCTTGTAATATTTTAAGAGCCATTACAAAGTATCTATTATTTGGTTGGAAATACGGTTTATCCGGGGGCCAGGTGTTAATAATAAAGATAGTAGATTTTATCCCCATCTCATACTCAATCTTTGCAGCTTTCATTGCCCGGGTGAAATCCCCGTCAACATCGTGCCTCAATATTATCCCTTCGCCTGGGGTGTGGAAGTCTATAACATAGGGTTGTATAATCTCCAGAACCTTTATAAAGTTTTTCCGTGTGAATTTCATTTTAACAAGTTTTTCAATACATCAATGTCAACAGGCTTTGCCTTTTCAATAGATGACAAAAACTGGAAGTGGTTAATAGATACGTTGCTTTTGAACCCAGTTGTGAACGGCCTCCAGTTGGTATGAACCATAGTAGGCCGGATTCCGATTTTCATTAACCGATTCATTGAGGCCGTGTCCATCCCCCTGTCCAAAGCGTAATGATACAGAGGTAGCTTATACTTCTTTTGCAGCCGTATAATAGCTTCAGTCTTTATTAACCGCATCACACCAACCGGGTATTTGTGATTATACAAGTCAAGGTAATATGCCTTCCCGCTTTCCTGATCCACAATATGACAGGAATCAATACCTATCAGCTCTTTCCCCGCTTCAATGTGAGGTTTGTACTCTTTCCATATAGAAGCATCACAAAGGTCATCACTACCCATATTCATAATGTAATCAGGTTTAAACATAGCAAGGGCAGTCTGTATGCCCGCATTAAGTTTAGCCCCTATCGGGAGGTTCCTATACTGGGTCACGGTAAAATCAAACTCATGCCCAATATCAATTAACTCCTGTATGTCCCTATCCTCTGGAGAAACAACACATAAGTAATTCACCTCTACCCAGGCGGGTGATTCCTTTATGAACCGTTGCATAGACTTACAATGTCGCAACGTCACTTCCCACCTTCTCCACCAGGGGCAAACGATGGTAACTTTAACTTTTTTTCTCATCCCTTTTTTTCTTTAAATAAATATCCCTGGTTTTGCGGAAAGAGTTGAAACTTTTATACCTCCGTTCCCCAAAGATGAACTTATACTGCCTTTCAACGGCTTCATAAGCATCTTCCTGTTTTTTGAAATCGCAAAGCATTTCCCAGAAAGCTTCAATAAAGCCTTCTATCTTAGTGAGCCTTGCGTATTGCGGTTCTAATTTTTGTTTGGTCATATCGTTATTTTATAATGTTTTAACTCCCCCATCATCATATACCGAAGTGTCCCCATCGAAATGTGTCATAAACTCCCCTACCGCCATAACCAGCCCCACCATGCCGTCAACCTTTTCGGTACTCTTTGACTTGTCTATCTTGTTATCACCCGCTGCATTTTCGACTATCATAACATTGGAACACATCCACCTTAACACGGGGTTGCCTAAATGGTTTACCTGTGAGTTATATACCATACCCTCTAACTCCTTTGTTGGAGCAGACATCGAAGCGAAGCCTTGACCGAAAGGAGTACATTCAAACCCATCCCCCTGTAAGTTAATCACAAGCTGTGAAGCGTTCCACCTATCGTATGCAATAGTCCGTATCTCATATATATCATTCTGTTCATTGATAAACTTCCGGATGTAATCATAGTCCGTTACGTTGCCGGGTGTTTCGGTTATAAAGCCCTCCCTTATCCATTGATCATAATTAACACCGTCTTTTTGTGTTCGTTCCCTTGCCATTAGGCCCGGTACAAAGAAGTGAGAAATGACTATAAAAGTATCCTCATAGGGAAACAGCATCATAAAGGCGCATACATCCCTGCGAGAAGCAAGGTCAAGACCGCATACACAAGCCTTGCCTTTCAGCTTTTCAAGGTCAAACTCCACTACCCCCCGCATCCAGACTTCATCACTTATCCAACGGGTTTCTGCTGAAGTCCATTGGTTCAACTGCAACCGCCTGAAGGTGTTCTCATATGAAGGGGTGTTTTTTGCCCGTGTCGCTTCCTCAACGACATACTCTTTTTTCAATGAAATCTCATAACAGGGGTTAGCCCGTTTCCATACCTCCTCATCAAACACATCATCCTTTTCATCACTCTCATAGATAACAGGCAGAAAGGTATCGTCTTTTATTATCCCGTCCCGGACCTTACAAGCGTATTCATATTGTTCAAAGCATATTGTTTCACGGTCAAAACCAGCAGTAGTAAAAGCAAAGGTAAGGGGTTGCCTCCGGGAACCGGTGGAGGTTGTCAACACATCCCATAGCTCCCGGTTAGGCTGGGTGTGAACTTCATCAAAGATAATCCCGTGAGAGTTCTTGCCATGTTGCCGGGGGGCATCACTTGACAGGACCCGGTAGAACGACCCGTTAGAGGGGTAGGTAATAGTACTTACAAACGTCCTTAGCTCCTCCGTTAACCGGGGGCTTTGTAGTATCATCTGTTTGGCTACATCATGGATAATACCCGCCTGTAACCTGTCCGAAGCAGCAGAGAATATCTCTGCCCCTGGCTCACCATCAGCACACAAAAGATACAAGGCAAGTGGGCTGCCTAACGTGCTTTTGCCGTTCTTGCGGGGGACAAAAATAAACACCCTCCTGTATCTCCGTAACCCTGTTTCTTTATCCTTCCATCCAAAAGCGGGTATAACAATTTCCTCCTTTTGCCATTCAGCAAGTATCAA